TGAGCTCGCCGAGCAGCTCGTAGCGCTGACGCTTGCGATCCTCGCGCTGCATTTGCGCTTCGATCTTCGAGCGCTCGGTTTGCCACTGGGCAATCCGTGTCTGCAGCGCGCCGGCGATCTCTTCAGCGATGAGCTTCACGGCCTGGTCGCGGCGTATGGGTGTCGGGTCGGCGGCCATTAGCGAGCTCCTGCCGCTTGGGCTTCTTGCCGGCGTCGCAGTTCGATCGCCTGTTGTATCGCCAACGCGAGCTGCTCGCGGTAGGGATCGGCGATCAGCGCCTGCACCGGAGCGCTTTGCGTAACGCTGCGCAGCGCCTGTTGAGGTGCGGTCTTGCCCTGGGCGATGCGCCTGCCAGTCTGCGTGCCGATGGCTCCCAGGAGCGTGCCACCGGCGATGCTGGCCGTCGTCGGCTCGAGCGCGGTAACACCTGCGCCGAGGGTGCCCAGCACGCCCATGCGCGCACCGGTGGGCGGCGAGCGCACCTCGAACACCTTGCGGCCGTCGTCAGCGAGCTCGCGCAGCGGCCCGCCGCCACCGCGCGCGTAGTTGCCGAGGCCTGTGCCGCGATTACCCTGCGCCACTGCTTCGGCAAGGTCGTTCGCAGTGAAGCCGCTTGGCTTGCTTTTCGCGCGCGCGACGGCTTTCTCGAGCGTCTTGTACTCGCCGTACTTGGCGTCCGCGGTCTTCAGTGCACTGAGCGGCTGCGCAGGTAGCTGAGATTCCAGCGCCTTCGTGATCTGATCGTCAGCAGCGCGCAGCAGCTTCGCCTGTGCCCCGTTGCCTTCCGCCGCGGCCTCGCGTGCCTCGGCACGGATCGCTGAGCGGATGTCGAGCAGATCGTCCGAGCTCGCCACACCCTTGCTGAGCTGATCGTCGATCACACCTTGTACGGCGGCTCGATCCGAATCAGTGGCACGGATGCCGCGACCTGCCACCACGCGCTGCATCGCCTGGTCGAGAGGCACGTCAGGCGCGTTCTGGTTCATGATCACAGGCCGCACGGGAAAGCCCTTGGCCTGGTCATATAGCGGCTGGAAGGACTGGTAGGCGTCATCCAGCATCGTGGCAGGGTCACTCTGAGCCACTGACGTTCCAGGCGCTGCGCCCCTCTCGGTGGCTGCGCGCTGGTAGGTGTTGAGCGCGTTCTCTCGCGCCTTGCTCACCGTCGAGCCGACAACTGGGGCTGACTGCAGAGCCTCCTCGAGCTGGTTCACCACGCCTTTGGGGTTCATCTGCCCCGGGGTGAGATCCACGTCGGCATCCAACAGCCGCTGCGCCTCCGGCGTGCGAGTGAGGCCGCGCGCAACCTTGTCCGCCACGCGCGCTGGCACCTGCACTGCCGTCGAGGGCAATAGCGATCCTATGACGCCTGCTACCGTCTGGCCAGCAACGCCAGCACCGTCGCGACGCGCCAGGTCGCTGGCCACGCCGCCAGTAACAGCACCAGCTGTCTGCAGACCTGGGTTGGCTGCGAGCGCACGACCCACGTTCGCCGTGGTGCTCGCCGCGCCGGCGCCGGCTCCAAGGGCGCTCCCAATACCGAGCCCGCCGAGCACGCCACCGAGGCCCTGCGTCACTGTGCTGGCGAGCTGCTCGCTGTCGTTCTGCGGTGCCAGCCGCTCTCGAGCGCCAGGCTTGCTGTCAGGCTTTCCGAGCCGGCCAGCGGACCGCAAGTCATCAGCTATATCGGCGGTGGAATAGCTGATCGGCAGCCTGTAGTCGGTGCCAGCTGCAAGATTGAGCGCGCCAATCGGCAGGCTCGCCAACAGTCTTGGCAACGCGGTTGCACCATCGGCCAGGTCGACCGCACCGCGCAGAAATGGGCGAGCAGCACCCGCAATCGCCTCGGTGCGCTCGAGCTTCTTGCCAGCGGCATCGGCTGCCGCAGTCCTCTTGTCGAGCTCTGCCTGCAGCGCCGCGCGCTCAGGTGTGTTCACCGGCTGCTGCGCTGGCAATTCCGGCTCATCGAACTGATCGAAGAAGTTCGGAGCGCTGGGCGGCGGCGTGACACGCGCCTGGGGCTGGTCGAATTGGTCGAAGAAGTTCGGCATCAGAACCCCGGCGGCAGGTATCCGAACTTCGCCTTGAACTGCTCAGCCAGCTGCGGGTTGGCATTTAGCGCCTCGAGCGCCGCCGCCGGCGCCTGCACTTGTGGGACCTGAGGGGGCGCTCCATTGGATGCGAGCCGAGTTGCCGCTCGTGGCTGCCCAGGCCGGCCTTCTGTTGGAACCAGGTTGGCGGCCGAGCCGATGCCGGTCCGCAGCGCATCCGTAGCGCGCTGGCGAGATTCAGCCTTCTGGGCCACAACCTGTTGCGAGTCGCCGGGCTGCGGGAAGTAGTTTTGGAAATACCGCTCGAACTCTACTTCCGGAACAGCTGCGCCCGAGTCGAGACGCAGGATGCCGGCGATGAATTCACCAGCGGCCTGACGATACTGCTGGTACTCGGGACTGCTGATCGCATTGCCGATCAGCGGTGTACCTGCACGCATCTTGTCGATGTAGCCAGGGGAGAAACCGCCGGCCTCGAGCTCGCGCAGCTTTGACTCGGCGCCCTGCATGCGGGTCAGCTGGCCCACTGCCTTGCTCTGGTACTCGGTCAGCGGCTTGTTTCCAGCTGTTGCACGCGCTGTCTCAGCCGTGATGTCCTGGCCGCGGATGCTGATGTCTTGTCCGCGCGCGGCGGTGGCTGCACTCAGATCCTGGCCGCGCATCGTGGTACCAGCAGTCACGTCCTGGCCCCGGCGCGCAGTTGCTGAAGTGAGATCCTGACCTCGAGTGGTTGTTGAGGCCGTGATGTCCTGGCCGCGTCGAGTCGTTTCGGAGGTGAGCTGCGTAGCCGGGTCGATACCCTTGGCGATGGTGCGCACGCTCGCGCCCGTGACTGGGTTGTAGAGATCGAAGCCGCTGCCAGTGTCCACGCGCTGCAGTTCAGGATCCTTCGCGGTCGCCTTTTCAGTAAGCAGCCTTGCGAAGATCTGCTGCTGCTGATCCGCAGGAAGAGCGGAGGCGGCTGCCGGGTCGATCTTGCCACCGCTGGCGCTCACCAATGCCTCAGCCATTTTCCGTTTGCGCTCGTCGTCGAGCGTGGTCTGCTCCTCGCCGGCCTTGCGCTGCTGCCAGCCAGCCACCCCGCCGGCGAGCGCCGACGCGATCGCGCCCCAGGGGCCGGAGAGCCCCGTTCCCTGCTGGCCAATACTCATCAGAGCCTGGGCCATCTGGCGGCGGCGATCCACGCCCTGCTGGGAAGGGGCTTGTGTCTTCATCGGAAGCAAAGACATCACGCCATCTCCCGCTCAGTGACCGTGCCGTAGTCGACCATGTCGAAGCCGCTGGAATGCTCGATCACAGCGTCTGGGTAGAGTTGCTTCACCTCATCGGCCATGGTGCCGAGTTGGCGCTGGGTGCCGCCTTTGTAGCGGTAGCTGTAGATGCCCAATCCACTGGGCGTGCTTCCCTCGCGCTTGATATCGGTCTTCAAGCGTCGATCCGAGAACGCAAGGGCTGCGGCCAAGCCGATAGATGCCGCTGTCGATTGCTGCTGCTGTGCCGCCTGCGCACGCGCGTTGTAGACGCCGTACTGATTCTGATACTGCTGCTGGATTGCGCCCTGTATGTCAGTCGGCTGGACTGGGCCTGAAGAGCCGGGGGCAAAGCCTTGTGGGACCATTGCCCCGTTGCCCCCATAGAGAAAGTCGAGCCCCTGCAGGGTTTGCTGCTGATCGGTAACCTGCTCGTTGATGCCGGCATCGCGCTGCTGATTGGCGAGTTGCGCTTCAGCAAGCCGCTGCATGAACTCCTGCTGTTGAGCGTCGTTGAAGAATCCCGACCGCGCGAGCTCGTTCTGGAAGTTCTGATTCGCAGCCTGGTTGCGGAACTGCGCCTGCGTCGTGTTCTCGCCGAAGCCCTGCTGGCGCGCCTGCAGTTGATCACCGAAGAGCCTGGACTGCTCCTGCCCGCCGGCCAGCACTGCGCGATCGCGCAGATCGCCGTACGCATCGGTGCGTGATTCATTCAGGTCGCGCATCTGCCGCTCATACGCTTCGGTGCCTTCGACCAGGCCGCTGGCCAGGAGCCGAGCTCGAGTGTCCTCCTCGCGGCGGCCGAACTGATCATCGAGACGGCGTGCACTGCGCCCGTACAGCGCATCCTCAACGCGCTGGCGCTCGCCACTGAAGTCGTTTTGCCCGGGCAACTCAGGCAAGCCCATGGTGTTGATGCGGCCCGTCGCCACGCTGCGGGCATTTACACCCGTCTGCTGATCGGTCGGGTTCGCCGAGTACTGCCGCGCCGGCAGGCCGCTTGTATCGAGGCCGGCGCCCAGGTCCTGGCCATAGAGATTGAAGTTGCGCTCCCCCGCTGCCGCGCGATCGCCTGCGGCGCCAGTCTGGGCGTCGTAGATGCGCTGCTGCTCGGGCGAGAGCTGAGTGGTCTGCGTGAACGAATCCTTGTTGTTCGGATCCTGGCTGAACGTCACCGTTCCGCCGGGCCCGACCTGGTTCACGCGGTTGAGAGCCGCGGTGGTGCGCGCGGCCTCGATGTTCTGCTGGCCTTGCTCGCGAGCAGCAGAAACGACGTCTGGGGCCTTCGGGGGTTTCGGGCTGCTCATGTCAGGCAGCCTTCGCTCGAGCGTTGTATCGCAAATCGCGTAGCCATCGACACTCCGACTTCAACATCCGAAACTGGATCTGATCCCCGTTCGGAGCTGCGTCTGTGAGGGTCGCCTCGCGGACAAAGCCCAAATGCTCGACGAGTGCGAGCGAGCGCAGGTTATCACAGTCGACGCGAGCAGTGATCCGCCTGCAGGCGAGCTGTTGGAACGGGTAGTAGAAAGCGAACCAGATGCTGGCCCGGTTGAAAACCCGCCGGTCTTGTACGGCGAAGCCAAGCTGCACATCGGGGCCGGTGTACGCCGTGTAGATAGCTCCGGCGCGCAACTCACCACCTCTTGGGCTGTCATCGTGAGTCGCTCGAATTTCAGCCCGTCTCCGACTGCGGCGATTTCTCCAGGTGTGAGCGCGTTCCAATAGTCTGTCAGGCGTTTCGCGGTCTCGTCCGACATGCTGCCTGGAGCCGTCAGCAGCCCTTTCGGCGCGCTGCCTCCACTGAAAAACTCGTCCGCGCGTTGCCGAATGTGAAGGCCGGCGAGTGCCGGCCAGCCAGCCGCGTAAATCGGCGAGACCCCGACCAGGGGATGAAAGAGCGGCGTGCATTTGTCATGGATGATCTCGCGCGCTGGCACGACGAGCGGCGACGGAATGCCCGCTAGTTCCTCCGTCTGCAACTGGTAAAACACAGAGCCGCCGGTGGCGACCAGCACGGTCACACGTGTGGGATCGAGGACATGCAACGCGACGACGACATTCCGCCCGTCCCGGACTTTGAGAATGTAGGTGTTGCCGTGGACTAACTTGCTGATCATCCACCACTTGAGAAAGTCGATCCGATCCTGATAGTGATTCGGTTTCCGCAAGACCGGTGAAAACGCCGCGCTTTCGACCTCCACCCAGATCGCATCTTCGACGTCACCGACACGCTCGATCAACTTCATTTCCATTTTGCCGATGTCATTCGCCGGCAAGGTGACGCAGGCATAGAGGGTCGGGTTCGTGAGAACCTTGTCGAGGTCGAGCGTTTCGTT